GTACAACACTCGGAAACGAGGGTAGAGCGTCGCGCCTCACCACTTGTGATGACTTACCTGAATGGCTGTGAGCATAAGCCGATGTGCAGAGTACGAACTACTAAAACGCGAATGGTGTCCACTTCAACAATGTGTCCGGCAACCAAGACTGACAAGTCTGAACTGTGGGGAACACAAACCACAACACCCGAACATGCACAACGTGAACAACCGAAGCGCAGCGAGGGCGTTAGCAAGAAAGCCAACAACACACAATGACCAAACATTCAGCAACGGCCTACAACTCAAGCGCATACAAACGCATACGCAAACAACTCCTTGAAGCTGATCCCACGTGCAACATCTGTGGCCGAGAAGGAAACACCATCGACCACATCAAACCAGTAGACACCTTCCCCAACCCCAACGACGCAAACACCCCAGAGAACTGCCGTGTCCTATGCCGTAGCTGCAACAGCAGGCTCGGAGCGCGTTACACCAACGCCAAGACCAGTGGACGACTCGAAGCCGAACAAGAACTCAACCACACAGAGCGTTCAACATTTTTGGATGACGACCCACGGAACACCCCGAACTCTTCCTATTCTGTATCCCCCCCAAGTGGGGTAAGGGTTTCCCCGATTGGCCTTGAAAGAACTGAAGGTTTGCCAAGATTGGTCACGAACACGCAGGGTGGTGACCGTGCTTTGTTGCCTATCTTCGAGGAGATTGCAAACCGTGTGCTCGGTGTGACTTTGATGCCTTGGCAGTCTCAGGTCTTGGGCGATCAGCTGTGCAAGGACGAGAACGGACGCTTGATGTTTCGGCAGTCGGTGGTGTCGGTGGCGCGTCAGAACGGTAAGTCGTTTGCGTTGCGTGTGCTCCTTCTTGGCTGGTTGTTGCACATGCCGATTGAACGTGGAGAACCTCAGACGGTGCTTACAACTGCTCATCGTCTGGACTTGGCAAGTGAGTTGTTCAACAGTCTTGCTCCGATTCTTGAGGCTCAGTTTGATGCGAAGGTGATCTACTCGTATGGTCGCCAGTCGGTGACAATGAAGGATGGCACTCGCTGGCTGGTTCGAGCTGCGACACCGTCTGCCGGTCACGGCTTGAGTGTGGACTTACTTATTGTCGATGAGCTGTATGGTTGCTCGGCTGAAAGTATCGAGGACGGCATGGTTCCGACTCAGCGCGCACGGCGTGATCCGTTGATGTCGTGTTGGTCAACTGCTGGCACTGAGGAGTCGGTTGTGTTCAAGAGGATGCGTGAGCGAGGCATCGCAGAGATTGACATGGGCATCAGGTCTCGTTTGTATTACGCCGAGTTCAGCCCCCCGGCACATCTGAACCCTGAGTCGCCAGAGGCGTGGCCTTATGCAAACCCTGCTCTCGGTACAACCCTAGAGATGGAAACCATCGAGGAAGAATCACGGCAACCGAACAAGGCTGCCTTCCTTCGCTCGGCTGTAAACATTTGGGTCACCTCGCATCGCAGCTGGCTCGATCAGGGTCTGGTCGCTTCACTCAATGACGCTGGCGAGTTACCTTCTGAAGGTGGCTGGCTCGCTGTGGAATCCTCCACCGATGACATGCGCTTTGTAGGTGTCAGGGCTGTCGAGGTTGGCGACAAAGTGCTTGTGACTGTGGAATTCATTGTGGACAACTTGCGTGACTTGTGGACATCAGTTGAGAAAGCCAAAGCAGATCACAAAGGTTTACAAGTTGCCTGTGGCGCAACGCTCGACGTGCATCTCTCCTTAGCGATGAAAGGGTCAGCAATTCTTGTTGGCGTTCGAGAGCTGCAAAAGTGGACGACAGTTGTCAGGTCTATGACGATGGCTGGACAAGTTCGCCACACAGGAGAAGAGCTACTGGTCGAACAGCTCAACAGGGCAGTCCTCGTCAAACACCAAGGTCACATGTCTCTCAGCTCGGCTAGGAGTCCCGGACCGATAGAGCTAACACGCGCCTACGTCTGGGCTGTGGCTATGGCTGGCAAACCCAAAGCACAAACCAAAGTCGCTTACGCCTTTTCTTCATAGTTTCTTTATCTTTGCATAATCGTTGCAAATGCAATAAACCTGTGTCACAATCACACTGATGGGATTATTCACTCGCACCAATCCACCTGCCTTCGCTGCAGAGCCGATCAAAGCTGCAGCTGGGATTGCTGGCTACGGTGTAAACAGTTACATCTCTTGGAGTGGCTCGTTCAAACGTGAGCAAGCAATTCAGATTCCAACAATCTCTCGAGCACGTGACCTGATCGTGTCTCTTATCTCTGGCCTTCCGTTCAACCAGTATTCGCTGATGTGGGATGACCAAGCAGGCGAGTATGAAGAGATGATGATTCCGTCTGAGACTTGGATGTCTCGACCTGATCCAAAAGTGACGCGCCAATTCACTCTTGCTTGGACGGCTGATGACCTCCTATTTTTTGGGCGCGCCCACTGGGTAGTCACTTCCAGATCGTCTACAACTGGTTTCCCTCTTTCCTTTCAGTGGATTCCTGCAGCCGATGTCCAATTGCCGAACATGCCCGGCCCTCAATACTGGTCAGCCCCCACAGAGATTGAGTTCAATGGCATGCCACTTGATCCAAAAGACGTAATCACTTTCTTGTCTCCGATTCAGTCATGGCTAACTATGGGTGCTCGCGCCATTGAAATCTCTAGCCGTCTTGACAATGCAGCAATGCGTTTTGCAAGCAATGAAATTACAGCTGGCTATCTGCAACAGACCAACGGCTCTGAGCCGATGGACGGTGAAGCACTCAGTGATCTGTGTGCAGCGTGGTCGCAGGCTCGTCAGCGCAACGCCATTGGCGCACTCAATAGTTCCGTGGAATGGAAAGAGTTCAACAGCGATCCGTCGAAGTTGCAACTTGTTGAGGCTCGTCGCCATCAGATGACTGAACTTGCAAACCTTTGCAATGTGCCACAAGTACTTGTCGGTGCTGATGCCGGTACAGGCATGACCTACAACAACGTGCAGGAATCGCAACGCGCTCTTTATCTGAGTGCAAAGCAATACATCGAGTGCATCGGTCAGACTCTCTCCATGGACAACGTCTTGCCACGTGGACGCTTCTGCCGTCTTGACATCTCTGACTACATTGACCACGCTGAAGAAGACAACATGGTTGATACTCCCGACCCCATCGCAAATGTAAGGACACAATGAAACTCGACCTTTCTTCTCCCATTTTTTCAATTATTTCTGCAGGGCCAGACGGCACTCCCCGACGCACCATCGAAGGTGTAGCAGTGGAATGGAACACAGTTGCAACCGTTAGCTCGGGTCAGCAAGTCAAGTTCCTTCCCGGCTCCCTTCCAACTGACGGCCCTGCACCCAAGTTCATGCTTGACCACTCAGCCGACAAGCCTCTCGGCATGGTCGTTGAGCGCGTCGATACTGGCGAGGCAATGTTGTTCTCTGCTCGTGTCGGCCCCGGTCAAGTCCGTGATGAAGTACTTGCCATGGCTGGCCCCGGCGAGTATTACGATTCCGTATCAGTCGGAGTCGAACCAGTCGATTACACATTCGATGAGAATGTCATGATCGTAAAATCAGGCCGTTGGATGGAGCTATCACTGCTTCCATTCGGCGCGTTTGCATCAGCGAAAGTGGCTCAAGTAGCAGCTGCCGAACCTGAACCAGAAACCCCCACACCTACAGATTCCGAGGAGGAACAAGTGGAAACACCAGAAACCCCAACAGCAGTCGAGGCTGCCGTTCCAACAAACATCATCTACGCAAGCCCACGCAAGCAAGTAGAACTTCCAACAGCAGTGGAATACATTGCAGCAGCAATCGCAGGTGGCGATCAGTGGCGATCAATGTCAGAGGCACTTCGCGCAGCTGCACCAGACATCGTCACAACTGACACACCCGGACTTCTTCCGACACCAATCCTTGCTCCTGTTTACAACAACTTCATTGGTCGTCGTCCAGTCGTTGATGCAATTGGCGTGAAGGCAATGCCACAAGGTGGCAAAATCTTCATCCGTCCAGAAGTAACCACACATACAAGCATCGGTGCATCCATCAGCGAGCAGTCACCAACAGCTGGCACAATGGTCGTTTTCAACAACCAAGTCACCAAGCAAATTTTTGGTGGATACGTGAACATCAGCGAAGCCGAAATTGACTGGAGTGATCCTGCTATCTTGTCAATCGTTCTTGATGACATGGGCCGTATCTACGCCAACGCAACAGACAACTACGCAGCTGACCAATTAGCTTCAGGTGCAACCACCACAAGCAACTTCACTGCAGCATCTGTTGATGATCCGTCTTACTGGGCAGAATGGGTTGCAAATGCAGCAGAAACCATTCTTTCAGCATCAAACGGCAACTTGCCAACGCACATGTTCATGAACCCATCAATGTGGGCCGAACTCTTGAAGTTGTCCGACACTGCTGATCGTCCTTTGTTCCCACAGGTAGGCCCAATGAACGCATTCGGTAGCCTCGCTCCGGGTCAAGTAAACGGCAACGCCTTTGGGCTTCAGGTTGTTGTTGATCGCAACTTCAACGCTGCAACCACAATCATTGGTGACGCGTCTGGTTACGAACTGTTTGAGCAGCAGAAGGGTGCAATGAGCATCGAGTCACCATCAACGTTGTCACGCACCATTGCGTTCCGTGGCTACTTTGCAGCACTCATGATTGACTCCAGCAAGTTCGTCAAGGCTACTTTCGTCTGATAAAGACGAACTAGAAGGACTGCAAAACAATGGCTACATACAATCTTGCGTTTCACACACGCCTAGAGGGTGTCGTTGTTTTGCAAACCTTTGTTGACACAGACATTCAGGTTCAAGACACAGTCACAATTGCTGGAGCTGGTCACGACCTAAACGGTACGCACACGGTCATCTCAAACACACCGTATGAATACCTCGGTCAAGACGACGAAGGCGATCTACTGTTTGATTACAGCGTCATCCGAGAGAACCAGTTTCTCTTCCTTGATGCTGGCGATGACCTTGAGAGGTCGGTGGCTACCGGGACAGTAGCTACCACCTCGACGGCCTGCACATGGATCACATCTGCAGACGTTCTCTCGTGGCTCGGCATCGCAACAGCGACAGCCAACGACACAGCCTTCGTTACTGTTTGCACGGAAGCAGCTAACGCGCTCGCGTTCAGGCGCAGAAGGGCAGCTGGTTACACAGACGCTCTAACGCCTGCACCGAGTGCCGATGTGAAACTCGGAACAACAATGATGGCTGGAAACCTTTACCGTCAGCGAGGAGCTGCAGGTGGAGAATCGTTCATGTCGTATGAGTCGATGCAGGCTGGAGGCTCACCCTTAGCGATGGGCGACATCCTGCGTTTGTGGGGCGTGAACCGTCCACAGGTTGCATAGTGGGTCAAACAAATGACGCTCGCATCAGGCTGGAAACAGCACTGACCACAGCTGGCGTTGTTGTCGTTTCCGACTCTCGCAATGCACGACCTCTGTCAGCAATCATCGACCCTCCGACAATCACAAGATCGTCAACTAACCAGACTTCTTTGTCGTTTCCTGTAAACGTACTCATGCCACCACCGGGCAACCTCGACGCGCTCATTGCGCTTCTTGATCTGATGGACACAGTGATGCTTGCAACTGGAGCGACAGATGCGTCGCCTACTGTTTACACAGTCGGTAATCAAGAACTACCTGCCTACACGGTCACCGTGCCGTGGGTGGCGTACCCATAAAGGAACACATGGCAACATACAAAGTCATCGCAGACAATGTCTCAGGCAAGAAGCCCGGCGACACAATCACAGACGAGGAACTCATCGGATGCTCCGTTGAGGCTCTTATTCTCGGTGGTCACATCGAGGCAAACAAAACATCCAAACCAACCAAGGAAGCAGAGGCCGAGTAATGGCTATTTATGTAAACAAAGACATCCAAGTGAAAGTCAACACTGTTGACCTCACGACCTATGTCACGAGCGTGGAAGTTGTGAACGCTGTTGACTCAGTCGAAATCACAGCCATGTCTGCATCATCAACCAACGGTCACTCGTTCACAGGTGGCTTGCAGAACAACACCGTCACAATCAACTTCAACCAAGACTTCGCAGCCACCAAGGTGCATGCAACTCTCAAGGGTCTTGTTGGCGTTCCGACCACAGTCGTTGTTCGTCCTACCTCTGCAGTCGCAGCAGCTGGAACGAATCCGGACTTCACCTTGAGTTCGGCTCTGATGTCAGAATACCGACCTGTGATGGGCGCTGTGGGTGACCTAGCCACCGTCGGGGCCATAACGTTTGCTGGTGGCCTTTACACAGAGACTGCATAATGTTCGAGCTTTTCATCGCCACCGTGCTGGTTGATGGAAGCGAACACGAAGTCGCTCTGTCAGTAGCAAGTCTCCTTGAGTTTGAAAAATTGCACACAGTGTCAATCATCAAAGCCATCGACGACAACCTCTCCATGGAATACCTCGTCACACTTTCCTACCTTGCTATGAAGCAGGAAGGCCACGTGTCCAACATTGAGAAATACAAAACAGAAGTCAAGGGTGTCTCCTACAGGGTGGAGCGCATCCCTTTTGGCGAGACGGTGTCCACGGAATCATTGCCGGACTAATCCTTCAGGGGATTCCATGGCAAGACCTTCGAGAGATGCCGGTCACGCTCATCTCAACCCTTAGCCAAGCAATCCAAGACAGGCAGAAGTAAACATGGCGCAAGCAAAAGTCATCAACCCAAACCGAGACCTAGCTGCAGCCATTAAAGCCATCAAGAAGGTTGAGCCTGATCTGATTCGCCAGATGCAAAAAGACATGCGTCGCGCAGCTGCGCCAACCATCAAAAGCATCAAGGACTACGCCTTATGGCTTGACCCTGACCTTACGCCGTTCAACAACAGTGGCGACTCAAACATCTTGAAGGGCGAACTGATCAAGGGTCGTGGTGGTGCTACACGCTGGCGCAAGGAAGCGATCCTGCGTGGCATCCGAGTCAAGTTTGGTGGTGGCACACGCAAGTCACGCATGGGTCGCAAGCAGTACGCCATCATGAGCATCTATCAAGCGAACCCTGCAGGGGCTATCTACGACAACGCAGGCTCAGGCCCATCGGATTCAGCGTTTGTTGAAAACCTCGATAACCAAGACAAGCCACACAAGGACGGTGAGCGCAAAGGCAGAAAGGGTGCATCTCGTTACATGTGGCCCGGTGCAGAATCAGCAATGCCAATGCTCAGAGAACAAGCACACATTATTCTCAACAATGTGATCCAAGACTTCAACCGTAGGAAGGCTCTGTAATGGCAAACATTGTTTTACCTTTCGTCACCACGTATGACGACAAAGGCGCAAAGAAGGCAGACCTATCTCTCAAGGGTCTGATGAAAACACAGCTCGGTATGGGCGTGTCTGCAGCTGCCGTGGCGCAACAGATCGGAAAGGCTGTCAAGGCGTTTGCTGAAGATGAGGCACAGCAAAAGCAGTTGTCTCTTGCCGTTCGCAACTCGACAGGCGCATCGGAGGCTCAGGTTGCAGCCATCGAGGAAACCATTAGCAAGATGCAGTTCCAGAAAGCCGTGTCGGACAGTGAGTTGCGTCCAAGTTTGGCAACACTTGTGAGGGCGACTGGCGATGTGACCAAGGCTCAGAGCCTGATGAACCTTGCTCTCGACATCTCTGCCGGTACAGGCAAAGACTTGCAAGCAGTTTCAATTGCACTCGCCAAGGCTCAGGGTGGCAACGTCACAGCCCTCACACGGCTTGGTGTATCGCTTGACGCAAACGCTGTCAAGACCAAAGACTTTGACGCGATCACGCGTGAGCTTGGCTACACGTTCCAAGGCGCAGCTGATGCTGCAGCAAACTCTGCCGAGGGTGGATTCAAGAAACTTCAGATAGCAACCGACGAGCTGTATGAGACTGTCGGTGGCAAACTTGCCCCGGTCTTAGGTGACTACGCCACTGCAGCCTCCAAGATTGCTGAAGCCACAATCGGTGCTGAAGGCAAGACCAAAGGCTGGTCAAACAGAATCTTTGAACTGGTCACACGCGTGTTGCCAGCCACTCAGCAGATTGGATTCTTGAACAACGCAGTCAAGGGCTACGCAGGCACAGCAAGAGGTGCTGTCACAGAGACTCG